GTCGAGGAACTCGGGCTGGAAGTACCAGACACGGTCGCCAAGCAGTGCGACGACGGTAGCGCCCTCGTCGGCAATAAGCATCTTCCCGTCCATCACGGTGGTGTAGCCCTCAAAGCCGCGGAAGTACCAGTTGGCTTTTGCGTGGATGGACAGTTCGCGCCGGAGCTCCGCGGCGTCCGTGACAATCAGGAAAGACAGGTGGACCCGCGGGAGATGGATGGCCGTGGCACTTCCCAGTTTGGGCATGAACCTTCCCGAAAGCAGAACATCCGCCGGGACCGCGAAGTCCTCGCAATTCGCCCAGAAGATGATGTCGGTGTCGAGGAAGACGACCGGCCCTTCCTCTCGAGCGATCACGTCGTTGATGAACCGCCCGTGCTCGATGCGGTTGGCGTACCGCAGGAAGCCAGCTTCCACGCCCGCTGCGGCCTGTTCGATGGCTGGGACAGTAGCCGGATGCGAGGCGTTGTCGACGACAGTGATCTTGGCCGTGGGGAAGCCAACGCGCAAGGTGTCGAACACCAGGAGCGTGTTCTTCAGGTGCTCCGGCGAGGGGCAACAGGCCAGAATGTAGACGTGCGGAACGCTCAAAAGTCGAACCACTCCCGGTAGCAACGTACGATGAATCCCACACACCCACGGATCACGCTCATGCCAGATAACGCTCCTTCAGTCGGACGGTGAAAGATGGTCTGTCTTCGCGGCGAAGTCCGGCCACTTCTGCCAGTCGCCGGACGTATGAACGTAGCCTGGAAGGGACCCAGAAGTGGAGCTCTCCAACCCCCAGATTATACGCGGTTCGGAACCCGGCTTCGTACAACGAACGGGCCCATCCCCATCGCTGGGAAGGCGTTCCGGTGGTGCGGTTGAGCAGCAGGAACCCCTCGAGTGTGACGCGGCCGACGACGGCCCCGAGCAGGGCCCCGTCGTCGGCCTCGAGCAGGTTGACGTAGGCGTTGAGAGGGTCGGCAGGATCAGGGAACACGTACTCGTCCCCATGCTTGTGCTGGAGCTCCAGGAGCCGCTCACGGTCACGGGGTTCATACGGCCGAATCCTCATCTACCTGTAGGGCGGCTTGCGCGTCGGGGGGGGAGTTCCACCGACCCGTCCCGGGTTGAGCCCCATGCTGGGCGGCGGGGTGAAGCCTCCCGCCTGCCCCTGCGGGGCGTTCTTGCCGTACCACTCGGGCCCCCCACCCTTCATGGGCGGGATGCGCGGGGCCTGAATCTTACGGGCCTGGTTCGAGGCCGCCGTCATCGAGTTCGCGCCGACCGGAGGCAGCGAGGTGCGGATGGGCGACCCCTCGCGGGTGGGGCCGCCGTCGAACTGGCGCGGGGGCGGCATGGTCGGAGGGGCGGGGCGCTGGTCGAGGCCGCCCTTCCCCGTGGGATCGCCACCTGGGTAGCGCGTCGGGGGCATGGGCTCGACCGCTGGGCCGCCGTCGGGGACGCGGGTGGGCGGGGCGACGGGAGGGCCCATGAAGGTGGGCGGCGGCTTCACCCCACCCTGCGGGGGCATGGACCACTCGTCGACGACGGGTGGCGGAACACCGGGGGGCAGGCCGCCGGGGTTGGGGTTCTGGTTGGGGAACTTGAACTGGTAGTCGCCCATGGTGTCTTCCTCCTTGGCTCTAATAGCCTCAAACTGGATATTCAGATTCTGTTCCAAATTGACTCTGCTGAAAGTGGCCGTCGACCGAGAGCAGGAACGGCTCGACGGGGCTGGTGCCGCCGCTGCGGTAGGCCCGCATCATCACGATGCAGGACTGGGCCGGACTGGGCATGGTGGCGGTCGTGAGCGCCTGGACGTGGTGGACCAGGGCGGTCGTCGCCGCGTAGGTGTAGGTGCCGGTCACCGTGGTCGGCGCGGCGAACGTCCCGTTGACCCCGGCGATGGAATACTCGAGGCCCCAAATCACTGTGTGCCCCACCGTCACCGCTGCCGCCGTGGTGAAGTGGACGTGCAGCCGGAGCTCGCCCGCGGGGATCGCCGAGTGCGGAAGCTGGATGGAGGTGTGGACCTCCTCCCCCGCGGCGAACTGGATTCCGTAGATGGTCCCGTTCATCGCAGCGAAGGCGGGGGCCGTACCGCCCACCCGGGCGGACATGGCGGGGCTCTGGCTGTCGTTCCACTCGCCTGCGAAGGGGTAGGCAGTCGTCGGCATCAGGTCTCCTAGAGTGGCGTGATGATGGCCGCGGTGGTGAGAAGGTCGATCCTGTACCGGAGCGCCAGCGTGGTCTGAGCCAGGGACGACGTCGCGTTGGACTGGAGTGTGATCTTGCTCGCGCCGGTCGCTATCGTGTTCGTCACGGCGAGGGTGCCAGCGGACAGGGCCGGCTCCGGAGTGCCGACCTCATTCACCGAAGCCGTGATGGTCCCGCCCTTGTTGACGGCGACGAAACGCAGGCGCCCAGTCCGCATCTGGAAGTCGGTGGCGTCGGTTGCGTAGACCGCCCACAGACATTCGCCTGCGACGTACTCGCCAGCGGCTATGGAGATGTCGGCGAACGACGTGGCCGTGGTCTCGGTGAGTGTCTTGGACCGGAAGCCGTAGACACCGCCGATGAGGCCGACGTCCCCTGTCACGGGAGCAATCGTTACAGCAAGCGGCGTGTTCACCGTACCAAGGTAAAGCCCGGTCCCGGCAGACGTACCACGGACAACCCCGTGCGTGACAGCGGCTCCCGTCACGTAGTACCCAAGCGCGACCCCGCCAATTTCCGTGGCCGTACCATTCGTCTTTCTGGCGGTGAATATCGTGTGAGTACCAGCCCCCAGCCCGTCGTCCCGCTGGACATCCAGCGTAAAGCCCGGGTTCGTCGTGTTGATGCCTGTCAGGGTGCCAGTGGTGTAGATCGGGGAGTCCCCCAAGACCAGGTCAGTCTCCCACTTCGGGATGAAACCCGGAGTACCGCTCACGCGCTCCGCAAAGAGACCAAGAATCCAACTCTTCACGCTCTCGAATGTGGTGCCAATGTCCCGCAGCATCTCGTAGAGCAGCGGATCCGACTGCGCCCGCTGCGCGATCTTGGTGGTCTTGAAGGTGACCGGCATCTACGTCTTCCTCAGATAGGAGAACGGGGAGGTCTTGAGGAAGCACCCCAGCCGCCGGAGCGACCAGTAGTCAGTTGCGCCAGACGTCCCAATGCGAAACCCGACCTGGGTCTGCATCGCGTGCATCTTGATTTCGATGTCGTCGTCGGGTGCCGCCACCAGCGTCTTCGCCGGGAGGGTCACCAGCGTGCCGCCTGGGGTGCGCGACTGGGAAATCAGCGAGCCGCTGCCGCGGATTCGCATGATCAACCTGTCGAACAGACTCCGGCCGATCTCGGTGCCCAGCGGCGCCGTCTCGTAGTAGGAGACGATGGGGGTAGTTACGTCCGCTACGGCCGCCGCGCTCTGCACGAACAAGTCCGTCCCATTGATAACGAGGAACGAGGACGTCAGGCTGGCGCGTTCCGCCATGATTCCGGCAGGGTGTGGGCCGCTGCTCCCCTGCGTCCACATGGTCCACTTCCGGCCGCTCCCGCCAGAGGCGATAGGGTCATTGAACCCTTCCACGTAGTCCAGCATTGCGATGTCGGCCACCGCGGTCGAGCCCGCCGCTGGGACACCAATGTAGATGCGCTTGTCGCCAGGGTCCACGGCGGTCCACGACTTGATGCCCCAGCCCCAGCCGAGGCCGTCGGTCGTTGGCTGTATCTCCTGGGAGATCTTGTCCGGCATCCCTCCCGTGAAGTAGTACAGCCCGTCCCGGTCGAGAATGGTGGCCCATCCGTCGCCAACGGCCACCCCGTGGGGGCTGACCGTGCCGACCACGTTGGACACCTGGTCGACCTTCCAGTCGACAGGCTCGTTGCCGTCGTCCGTCGTGACGTAGAGAGAGTGTTCCTTGCAGACGTACAGGTTCCCGCGGAGCTCGAACACGTCGCGGATCTCCTGGCCGTCGTCTTCGGCGACAGGGACCAGCCCCGTGGTTATGTTGACGGATTCCGGCGCGTCTGGGTCGGAGATCCACAGGACAGACTTGGATGATGGGTCCGCGACGTCGTACACCTGGATGTAGTCGATCTCGAATGTGCCGGTGTTGGTCGGCGTCCCCGTGACCTCGACGGTCATGTTCACATAAGGATAGTTGGCCGCCACCAAGGTCCCTGCGCTGGAGAGCAGCGCCCACTCTGTATCAGCGAGGTTGCTGTGCGGCACCGACATGGAGGCAAGCACGGTACCGGACCCGGCCACGTTGGTCGTGGATCCGCGCAGAGTGACGGCAAGCGTGCCGGCGAGCAGGGCCGTGTTCTTCCGGACACGTACCCGCAGACCGTATGTCCGCTGGGACTTGATGTAATAGGTGCCGCTTAGGGCCACGTTCGCAGCGACCTGGTCTATCGTTCCTCTCGTCGCGCCAACTCCGTTCCCGGTGATCCGATAGACCTGGAGAGCGGCGCCATCCTGCGTAGATACAGCACCCCCCGCAGTGGTTGCCGTCCACGGCAGGGGTAGCGTCCCAAGCTGGCCGTCGAAGTCGAGGCTTTGCAGGCCGACCAGCACAGGGCGCGGCGGCGAGGTCGAGTCGCCATCGAAGAACGGGTAGAGCTGATTCAGCGCACCCCAGTACACCAACCGCCGGCCATACTTCTCGACGCCCATGACCGGCGGGATCCGGGGCCTGTCGATGTAGTCCTCGAGAGAGGCACCGGACAAGAGTTCTGCGTCGGTGAAGTCGACGTTCAGCGTGGTCGTGGTGTTGTCATTCAGCGCGAAGCGTGGGAGTGTGAAGAACGAAGTGCTGTTGGCGGGGGTAGCGAAGATGATCCGTTTCGAGATCGCGCCAGGGCCCCTCGGGAGGAGAGAGATCGCGGCGTAATCGCCTGCGGCGAACGTCGCCCCAACGGGGGCCGAAGGCGCCGTGACGTACCCGCTGGCCGTCTCGTAGACCACCACGAAGTCGTGGCGCCCCGCCGACATCCCAATGGTTCCACCGCCCGTGGCAGTTACCGCGAACGGCGCCGGCGGGGCCTCCTGCGTCACCGGTGAGATGGTGGCCCCGTCGTACTGGAACGGGCCACAGATAGGCCTCACCGTCGCGGTAGTCTGTCGGGTGTCCCAGCCGCCGTAAAGGCCAAAGTATGCGCGGCCGAACATGGAGGTCCCGCGCATCCGCAGATCTATCCCGAGTTTGAGGGTCGACGTGTTGACGGCACCGAATGGAATGTCCACCGGGTCGGACTCAACCGGACCACCAACGATCTGCCCGGTGCTGCACAAGACCAAGAGCGTGCGCGTCCCGGCGGGCGTGACGTGCGTCAGCATGTCGCACCCGTCGAAACCTATCGCCGCGTGGACCACGAACCCGCTGCGGCTACGCACGCCCCCGGGAAAGAACTCCACGTTCTGGCACGCCGGGCTCAAGCCGACCGGAAGGTCTGACCGGTCGATCAGGGTGCAGAGCCCCCCGTACTGGTCAACAAGTACCGGCTGGAACCCGTCGGTGCTCATGCGTTAGATGTTCTTCGGGAAGAGGGCGCGGAACGTGATGGTGTCGCCGCTGACGCCGGAGGGGTAAGTGCTCGCCGCGATCTGCGGCGCGAGCGTGGCAGAGGCCGCGCACTCACGCACAATGAGCTTGCCGTTGGCGAGGTCGTACTCGTAGAAGTACCCGCTGTTGCCGCTGACCGTGACGAACACCGGGTTACGGGTGCTCTTGATGTTGGTCGAGGTCCACGTCACGGCATTGCCGCCGGTAGCGTAGTTGCCGGAGGCGGCGAAAGTGCCGACCACCTCGAGCGACTGGCCGTTGTCGAACTGGTACAGGACGGTGGTTGCGAGTGCCATGTCGATGTCTCCTATCTGTTAGATGTTCTTGAGGAAGAGGCCGCGGAAGGTGATGGTGTCGCCGGTCACCCCGGACGGGTAGGCGCTCGCGGCGATCTCCGGAGCGAGGGTGGCGGAGCCTGCGCACTCGCGAACGATGAGCTTGGCAGTCCCGATAATGTATTCGTAGATGTAGCCGCCCTTGCCCTTGACGGTGAGGAACAGCGGCGCCCGCGTGCTCTTGATGTTCAGGTCCGCCACGGAGACGGTGTCACCGCCGGCCGAATAGTCGCCGGATGCAGTCAGCGTACCGATGACCTCGAGCGACTGACCGTTGTCGTACTGCTTGGTGATAGTCGCCGCAATAGGCATATCAGCTTCCCCCTTATCTGTAGCCGCGGAAGAAGCCGTCGTACCGGGCCTGCCCTCGAATGGGCAGGCGCCGCTGCGGCTGCTGCTGCTGCTGTTTCAGTTCCACGTTGATGATGTCGTTGATCTCCAGCTCCGCGTCTGCGGCGAAGCCGGCGGCGAGTTCGTGCTGACCCCTCGAGACGGCGATGTGGTAGCAACACAGCTTGCTGATCGCGTTGACAGCGCCGTCGATAAGAACCGCCTGCGTGGCGATGGCTGGTGCCTGGAAGTTCTCCAGGTCGCCCCAGTAGTCGATCCGGAGCAGCCTGTCGGCGGTAGACCCCAGCAGGATGATCTCGTTCTCGCGCCAGTCCCAGTACCCGAGGGTTGGGCCCTGCATGGTGTTGGGGATCTGCGTGGGGCCGGTGACCCTGTAGAAGTCTTGGTTGAGCCCACCCAGCTTGGCCTCCCAGAGCTCGTCCGGAACCACGAGGTTGCGCGGGAGGATGGGCGGCGTGGTGCTGGTGAGCGGCATCCCCGCTGTGGCGGAGTAGCCGAGGAACTCCTGCGTGTGGGTGATGGTGGGAAAGGCGACTTCGGCCACGAGCGCGGCCAGCGCCGGAAAGACAATGTGTAGGGAACCGGCCCCGATCCCCGGCGTTGTGATCGGGCCCGTGGTCACGATCACCCGCTGCCATGCCGACGTAACGTTGACGGTCTGACTAGTCTCGTTGGCCCCCGAGAACCCGGCCGAGACGGTGGCCGTGTACGGGATGCCGCCGGACGTCTTGATCCAGATGCTGACGGTGCAGTACTGGTTTGCCGTGCCGGCGGCGATGGTGACTGGCGAGGTGACGGTCATCTCGTGGGCGCTCGAGGCGGCGAAAGCCCACTTCCCCGCCGTCGACCCGCCGTCTGGGTCGACCTGGGCAGCGGTGACGGTAGGGGTGTCGTAGGCCCCAACGGCCCACTTCGTTGCCCCCACGCTGAAGTCCTTGCTGAATGCGACGAGGTTGGGCGGGGCCTGCGGGACGAGCTCCCTGTTCCGTCCGATGCGCGTGGTCCCGATGGGAATGACCATCGCCGCGTCCTGCCGGAACTTGACGCTACGAACGCCGTTGGACCGGAGCCTCGCAGCAATCTTGCGCTGCGCCGTGTTGACGTACGGCAGGATGAAGTCAGCCGTGAAGACCGACGTGCTGGCGTCGTCCAGGAGCGCCGGGACCGTGGTGATGATGTCCTGAAGCGTCGCCATGTTTGTTGTCTCCTACCGACCCGGCGGGGGGCTGAACGTGCGCTTCGGGGCGGGCGGGACAGCCTCTGCCTTGGGGCCCGGCTTCTCGGTCTCGGGCCAGTACGGGTTCCCGTCCTCGGTCCAGTAGATGCGCTCGCCGCATCCGCCCTGGCCGACGGCGTGGATCCTCGCGTTCTTGTTGACGGCTTCCCCGCACGCGGGGCAGGCCATGACTTCTTTCGCCTTCCACGAGTCCGCCCAGTCCCGCTCGAGCTTGAGCAGCTTTGCGGCGGCCTTGGCGTCGTCCGCGATGTCCTTGATGCTGCCACGCTGCGCCCAGGTGACGTCGGCCCTGGTAACCTGGCCCTCGGCCCACTTCATCAGTTTCTCGCGAGCGGCTGCGATCTCTTCCTTGGTGGGATCGATCCCCTCCGGCACGAAGATGCCGCGGTCGGTGAACTGGGTGTCCCCCTGCGGGATGCCGATGAAGTCTTCCGCTACGAGCTTGGCGTAGATGGTGAGAAAGCTGGCGAAGTGACCGTCACCGAAGTCTCGCTTCTCGAGCCCGGGCTGGACTTCGACGAAGCCGTACTCCTGCCCTTCCTTCGGCGCGGGGATGATGTAGGCACCGTTGTGGTTCTCGACAGACACGTCCCGCGGGTAGACGGAACAGATCTTGTGGGGGGTGCGCGGGATGAACTCCTTGTACTCGGTACGGAACGAGTTCTGGGCGCGGGGCGTCGACATCATGGGGCTTCTCCTCTTTCTCAGCTATAAAGCTGTCGCGGGTTCTGGCCGCTTACTGGGACCCAGGTGCGCCAAGGGAAGGCGACTTTCTCGGAGTCGAGGATGTCCCGATACTTCCTCGCCCGTTCGGCCTTCTTGTACTCGAGGTCGGCGTCAATGCCGGCCCGTATCTCGGTGCGGGTGCGATTCCGCTGACGCTGGTGAACGCGGATCATGTCGGCCACGAGGTCAGGCACGGGCTCGACGTACTCGCCGGCCGGTGTCTCCATCGTAGCTACGAGCTCGTAGTCGCCGCGGGAGGGGTAGAGGCCAAGCTGCTCGACGGTCTCGCCGCGGATGTACTTCTTTGTCGCCTCGAGCCAGCTCGCTGGCGAGCCGTAGAACTCGGGCGGCATCCAGATCTCGAGGTGCCACCGGCTATTCGCTGGCGCATACCGCGGCCAGAGCTCATACCGCACCTCGGTACGGACGAGCGAGCCGGATTCGTCGGTGTCGACGTGCTCCCCGCCGCGGAGCTCGAGGGCCTGCCAGCCCCACGTCAGCCGGTAGGCCGGGCCGCCGTAGCGGTTCCGGCCGCCCGTACGCAGGACGGCATCCTCTACCCCGGGGGGAAGGGGAAGGGTGTAGTGCTCAATGACGCGAATGGCGCCGGGTGTGGTCATGTTATAAAATCCACCCATGAGATGTTGCACGAACCCCCTTTGTCGGGCAGAAATTGACATCGACAGACGAGACCCGTACTGCAAGAAGTGCCGCGTCGCCGTGTCCATTAAGTGGCGGAAGGACCATCCGGAGAGAGCGAAAGAGATTCAGCGTGGCATCAACGAACGGGCGAAGGCCAAGAGGACCGACGCCCAGCGCACGGCTATAGCGGCGAAGCGTGCCGCTCGCTACCGCGAGAGGAGGGCGGCAATGTCCGCGGCCGAGATCCTCGCCTACAACGAGCGCGAGCGCAGCCGCAAGGCCCTGGCTGGGCCGAACCCCAATGCCGCCCAGCACCGCCGTAAATATATGGCTAAGGTGCGCGCCACCGATCCTGAGAAATTCAAGCGCATCACCACTTGTCACAGAGACGAGCAGCAGCGGGCTAACCATGCCGCCTGGCGCCGCGGTTACAGGGCCAAAAACCCGGAGAAGAGTGCGGAGTGGGATGCGTGCAAGCGTGCTAGACGAGCTGGTGCCAGTGGTTCCCACTCCAAAGAGGAGTGGATCGCCTGCCTGGCCGCACACGACGGACGGTGCGTTTACTGCGGGAGCGTCCTGACACCGACCACGCGGAGCCGTGACCATGTTATCCCGCTCTGCCGTGGCGGCACGAACGACATTACCAATATCGTTCCGGCGTGCAAAAAGTGCAACAGCCGCAAGCATACAAAGACTCGCGAAGAGTACCTTGCATGGCTTGCGGCTGTTGGTAGTCATGTGGCTATGTTGCCTCAGTACCCGCTGGCGTAGCTGAGACCGTCGATGTACGCCCCACGCTGTGTGTCATCCGCACCCAGCTGAAACAGAGTCGCAAGATAGCAAATCTCGGCTGCGGCAAGCCCGCCCGACGCGCCGTAGACCGCGAAGGTGCTCGCGTCGTCCACGGTGTACAGCCCGACAGGGAGCGTCTCGGCGCGGAAGAAGTTCGACCAGTCGATGAGGTCGACGCGGCTCGGATCGGCGTTGACGCTGACCATGACCGGCATGCCATCGATCGTCAAGCGACTGGTATCGAACATCGCCTCGAGGCCGGTGTGCTGGGCGCCCTTCTCGTACTTCGCGTACTGGAGGCCGAGCTCTTCGTAGGCCTGACGCTGCGCGGGCGACATGAACCACTGCCACTTGCCGGTGTTCCAGACCTTGCCTCCGCGGAGGAGTTCGATCTTCGACTTGGCAAGCCGGATGTGGGCGGTCGAGAGGGCCGAGGAGCCGGCCGCGACCTGGGGGGTGCGGAGCTGCGGGTACGTGGCACGGTCGAGGCCCATGTAGTAGCCCGTCGCGGCGCTCGAGTGCTGGTACTTGAGGCCATAGAGCCACGTCGGCGTGGCGCCCGTGATGCCGTCCGGGAGGAAGACGTCGCTGCCGGCGGTGTAGCCAGCGGGCATGGAGTCGAACGTCGCCTTGCGGTTGGGGTAGTCCACCGAGAGACAGACCGCGGTGCCGCGGTTGGTGGCGAGCGTCGAGTCGTAGACGCTGTAGGCCGAGCCGGGACGCAGGAGGCGCGAGCCGACGGGGGCCGTCATCGTGACGACGGTGGAGACCGCGGAGGCCGACGTCGCGAGAACGCCCGTGCCGTTGGTCATCAGGTTGCGGTCGAGGTGAGCCTTCAGCTCTTCCATTCCGTCGGTCAGGAGGTCCTTCGCGGCGTTGTGGACAGCGATGGCGTCATTGGCCGTGTTCCACTTGACGGACTTGTTGAGCTCGAGCGCGATGAGCATCGGCAGGGGGGTCGCCGTGCATTTGTCGTACGTCGCGCCGGAGCCGCGTCCCATGTCGCCGCCGTCCGGGGAGAAGGTTCGGAACTGACCACCGTTGGTCATCTTCTTCGGGATGATCAGGGTGTTCGGACCCGCCTTCTCGAGGTCGGCCTTGGCGGTGATGTTGGAGCAGAAGTCCTGTTCCACCTCGAAAAGCATCGGGATGGCTTCACGGTACGTCTGCTTGAAAAGGGCAGCAACATTGGCCTGAGTCTGTGCCATGGTTTGGTTCCTTTATCCGCTCAGACGGTTCTTCACGAAGGCGTCGAAAGCATCCTTGGTGCTGCTGAAGGCCTTCGGGTCAAAGGCGGGAGCGGGCGACCTTGCCGGCTGCCCTCCTCCGCCCACCGAGGGCCTCTGCGCCAGGGCCTTCTCGACCTTCTGCTGCCGCTGCGTGACCGCGGGGCCGACGAGTTCTGAGTACTCCTCGATGACCTCGCGAGAGACGGACGGGAGAAGAGCAAGCGCCTGAGACTGTAGGTAGGTTGCCACGCGCTCGACGTGGGCACGGTCCTGGGGTCCGGAACGCAGCAGCCCGTCAAGCGTACGGATGATGTGCTGGTTCCCGGTGACGTTCGCGTAGAGCTTCCGGCCGATCTCGTCCTTGATGCGACCCTGGGTCTTCTCGTTGAACGGACTGTCCGCGGCGGCCTGGGTGACCAGCGCCGCGATCCGCTCCGACACCCCGGTGGCTGCCCACTGGTATGCGGTGCCGAGGAAGGCCTGCTGCTTCTCCTGCTGGATCTGAGCGCGCTCTGCCTCGAGCTGCTCGAGCCTGCCCTGAAGCGGGTTCTCGGGCTGCGCGGGAGCGGGTTGGTTCTGAGGCGGGCTAGCCAGACCACCCCACTCCATAAGCTTCCCGACAGCCGCCTCTAGGTCAGCGTCGCCGCTGCGCTGGGCATCGGCTATCGCGTTCTCGAGGTAGTTGCGCGTACCAGTCTTGGCGATGGCGGCGAACTGTTTGCTGTACGTCGCCTGGAGCCAGGCCGGATCAGTGATGGACGAGACGAGGTTGGAAAATGCGTCGGGGTTGGTAGCGTGGAGCTGTTCAGCGAACACGCCCGGGTCTGAGGCGTAGTCCTTGAGCATCCTGGCGTGGTTGGTGGCGTTCTCGCTGACGTCCTTCAGGACATCGACGGTCGGCGCAACGGCCAGGTACTCGCGGAGCGCGGAGACCGGGAGGCCACTATCCCTCACGGACTTCCCGACGAAGTAGTTATCCACGATCTCTTTTCGCGTGGCCCCTCCGATGGGGAGCTTCGTCACGGGGTCGACGAGCATCTTGAGGACTGCTCTAACCCGGGGCGAAACGCTCTTGACCACCTTGGGGTCGATCTGGAGATCCGGATCCGGTCCAACTTCGATACGGTCTGTCGTGGGCTCTCCCGCCAGTTGTGCCTTCTCAGCAGGCTGGATGGGCTCCCCCTCCACGGGGGCGACCTCCGCTGTTTCGGCGGGAGCAGGCGTCGGTGTCTCGGCTGTGGCCGGCTGTTCCGTAGCGGCAGTCATCTTCGACTTGACGAAGGCGTCGAGCGCCCCCTTCATCGTCGGGAACTGCTTGGCGTCGAAGGGCGCCGGGGCAGCAGACGGTGCGGGGGCAGTCGGCGTCGAGGTGGTCGACGCAGATGTGGTTGCCGGGGCGGAGACCGGGGCCGCAGGCGAGGATGCCGGCGCGGATGCGGTCGGGGTGCTGACTGTTTCGCTCATTCACTCCCTCTTGATTCGTTCCTACTGAACCGGGCCGTTAGGGTTCTCCGGCGGCGGTGTGCCCGTATCCGTCGCAGGGGGAGCCCCGCCCTCGGGGCCAGCTTCTGGAGGCATCGGCGGAGCCATCTGTTTCATCAGCTCCGCGGCGTAGAGGAGGAAGTTGTCGTAGCCCGGGGACTTCTCGTCGCGCAGCATCTGTGCGCGGGCGGTCTGATCAAAGTCCTTACACGCCTCGAGTACCGACTGGAAGTCGTCCAACGGACCCGGTTGTACTGAAGCGGTCATGCCCATCTGCTGTCCGGTCATCTCGTCGGTTTGGGGAACGGGCTGTTCAGAGATCAGCCGTTCGATGGTCTTCCAGGCGTTGCTGTATGCCTTCTCGCCAGGCATCTCTATTGTAACGCCAAGAGTCTGCTTGACTTCAGCCAAATTCTTGAGCTTCGCCAGTCCGCCCTGGAACATCGGGTTGCCCATGAGCGAGGTCAGCATCCCCTGCCGCTGCGGCCACGTCGTCGGGTAGTCCTCGATGACTTCGCAGTAGGCCTGGAGATTGCCCTTCTTGAAGTCGTCGGGGTCGACGGCGAGATTGATAAAAGAGCCCCCCTCGGTTGTCTCTGTCATTACTTCAGGCTCGAGGCCATTGGTCGCGAATGTCTGGACGATGAGGGGGGCTACATCTGCGTAGTGCTCTTTGATGGTGCGCCAGAAGAGGCCGAGGCGACCCATGGCCGCGTCGCGCTCGATGGCCTGGCCGGCAGCCGTTGGGTTGCCCGGGGTCCCGCCGCCGAAGGCCGCGGGGAACGTCCCGAGGATGAACTGCGGGACGTCGGTGCGGAGCTCCTGCATCAGCGTGGTGGTGTACTGCGGAAGCTGCCCGGCCTGGGTCTGGAAGAAGGCGTCAGCCACCGACCGCCCGGGCTTGGCCCGCACGCTGTACGAGGCGCCCGCCATGACGTTGGACCGGGACCACTTGTCGACGTCGAGGACTTCGTTGTCTACGAACGTGGCCGGGAGTGTAAACTCCACCACATCGCGGACAATGTTGTACAAGTCGTTAACAATCTCCTGAATCTGGACCAGCGCCCCGCCGATGGGCTCGCGCACCTGGCCGCGGCCTGGGAGGGCGTGGCAGATGCGCCAGTGATCGTCCAGCCTCTCGGGCCGAGCCTCGAGGAAGGTCTCGTCCGCGAAGGCAACGTAGACCCCGTCGGGGTACTTCTCGAGGAGTTCCGCCCGCAGTTCCTTGTCGTCGAGCTGGAAGAAGGCCCACGGCCGGAACCAGATCTCCTTGAACGTGACGTCCTCTCCGGTGTTGGAGATGACGGCCCGCTGTTCCGTGGTGACACCCTGCGAAAGCTGCCGACGGGCCCTGCGCTCGAGGGACCCGGCCGAGCCGGTCGACGAGTCGGAGCCGTTGATCTTGTCCGCCAGGTCAGGGTAGGCGGCGCGGACGAGAGCCTTATTGACCTCCCGCGACCGGATCAGGAACGGAAACTCCGACTGATCCTTCGCCATGGGTGGCAGCTTGAGCTCGAGGCCGCCGACGACATCCCAGACCACCTTGGACCGCGGGATGCGCTTGACGCCCACCTGCTTCTGCCGAGTGATCTCGGGGGCCGGGATGATCGATGCGTCGGTGTACGGGGCCTGGCACATGGGGCACATACCGCCCATGTTCTCGCCGGCCGCGTTGCCGCAGGCTAGACACTGATACGTCTCGTAGCCGACCGTCTCCGTGACGGTCTCGTAGATGGGCTCCTCGGTGTAGCCGTACTTGTCGCCGTTGACCTCGTTGTGGATGTACGACCCAATCGTGCCGTCGCACCAGAGGAGGTAGATCTGCTCCTGGAGCCTGTCGGAGACCTTGGACCGACGCTCAAAGATCTTGATGTACTCGTCCGCCTTCTTGGCTACCTCGACGTCCTGGGCGCTCGAGGCGTCCATCGGGGAGAACCTCTGGGTTGGATGGTTGGCCGAAAGGATGGCGAGGTTCGCCATCAAAAATCCTTGGAAGACGTTTATTGTGTAAGAGTTTTGTACAGTTTGCTGCCCGGCCCCGGCCATCAGGCCACCCGTCTGGGTGGGGGCGCGGTACGCTCCGATCCGCGGATCCCACCAGAGGTACTGATTTCCCCGGAAGAACTCGTGGAGCTTCAGGCATCGCCGCACGTACTCACGGCGCGACACATCGCACTGGTTCTCGTACTGAAGAGCCAGCTCGCGGATTGCCTTCTGGAGGTGTTCGGAGACCTGACCCTCCTGTTGGCCGGCAAGCCCCTCGAGGGCATCTACTGGGGCGAACGACTCAACCATTGTTCCTCCGGTCCCTCTGCGCCGCCTGGCGAGCACACTGCGCCGCGCTCATTCTTGCGCGGGTCTCATCGCTTGCCACGGTGCCGCGGCGGATTGCGCTGATCTTGGCCCTGGTCGCCGCACCGACAACCCGCCCGCGCTTCGCAGCACTCATTTTTGCCCTCGACTCCGCGCTAGGCTTACGACCGATATTTGCCGCCCACGTCTTTGCCATGACATCGCGGTCTACGACGCGCCCGCGTTTGGCTACACTCATCTTGGCCCTGGACGCTTCGCTGACCGTCTTGCCGCGGTTTCCCGCCCCGATCTTTTCCCTTGTCTCGGCCGAATGCCTATGGCCCATCCTCGCTGCGCTCATCTTTGCCCTTGCCTCGGCCGAGGGCTTGTGGCCGCGATTGCTACCAGCTATCGGGCAAATGTTGAATCCATCACCGCACTCATCGATATACCGCTGCTCGGTGTCAAGCAGGAGTTCGACGGGGACCATTTCGACGACCTCAAAACGAAAGGCCCCTTCTCCGTACTTAATCCAAGCGCGCTGCAAATGACGATTGCCGTGCTTCCCGCGCTGAAGCGAAGATTTGTGCGTTGCCCATCTGGCCCTCATGTTCGAGGAGGACCCGATGTACGTGCGGCCACCGTTCGCGTCGCACACGATCCTGTAAATCCCGCTAGCCTTAGGCAGCCCAGTGGTCATCGGTTCCCTCTAAGTCCGTCCAGTTCCCGCTGCGCCGCCTCTTCAAGCTCGGCCAGTAGCTGCCGCCCTTGCTGCACCCTATTGCCCATCACAACATTCCGCTGCTGGAGGATCTCCTTGCGCTCCTGGAGCTCTTCCTTGTTCAGGTCCCTGATCTGCTTCAGGATGGCGTGAACGTCCCGGTACTCTTCAGCCAGCCGCATCTGCCGCCCCGTGATGTCGCCCAGCGCCACCTCGATCAGGAGGAGCTTTTTTGTCGACACTTGCGCGTGGGAGGCGACAGTCCGCCACATCCCTACGATGCACAGCAGGCAGGCGACACCAATGAGCAGTAGCGCGGCGTTCATCAGAGCGGCAGCTTCTTCTCGTCGATGGACCACATCCCGGCCCGAGGGGCCTTGGGTGCGTCCAGCTTCGCGAGCAGTTCCCGGAGTTCGTCGACGACGGTCTCCGGGGTGACGGTCTCCTCGTCGCCCTCTTCCTCGCCGAGCTCGAGGGCGGCGATCTCCTCTTCCTCCGCGGCCTCTTCCTCGGGCGTCTCGAGGCCCTTGTGGGCCTTCAGCGGCTTGTCGAGTTTGACCCCGTGCTCCTTCTCTTCCTCGGCCATGGTCTCCTTGCCGCCGTACGGCTTCTCGTCCTTGTCCGCCTTCTTCATAAACGGGTTGTTGCCGAAGCCGAATGGGTTCTTTGCCATGTTGCCACCTATCCTCAGAAGCCTTCGTTGCGATAGAGGGCGGCCTGTCGCAGGACGGGCCGCACGTACTTCTCTTCGTTGTCAGGGGTCGGGCGGCCGGCGTTGTAGGCCGACAGCGCATCGGGGAGCTCGTAAGTCGCCTGGAGTTTGGCGAGGAGTTTCGCCCCGTACTCGATTCCGACCTCCGGCTCGAGGAGCTCGGAGAGGAAGGGGCCCTTGAACCCAAGCTCCCGAGCTACTGCGCCCATCACCTGGCAGGCGCCCCAGCTCATCCGCTGCGCCGCCCACTCCGTCGGTACGCTGGCCCCGGTGGGCCCGCGGAAGTCGGCCGGCGGGGCTGCTGCTGCGATCTCGGGCTGGGTAAGCCTGCGGAAGGGACGCCAGTTGTAGACGTCCCAGAGCCACCTATACCCAGGCTCGGAGCGGATGGCGTGGGTGTCACCATGGGACTCCTGCCAGACGATGGCCGCCAAGACGCATGGCTCAACGGCGTTGCGCTGGGCAGCCATGGAGACGGCCGCGGCAACGGCGGACGGGAGACTCATCCCTTCCCCCGCAGCGGCGTGTAGTCCGTCCCGCTGTCTGTCTTCCGCCTCGGGTGCGGTGACGCCTTCGGGTCGCGCTGCCGGAGCTCGTGGAGTGCCTCGCAGACCGAGCCCTCGGTCTCCTGGATTCGCTTATGGTCGCGAATCAGGTCGTGCAAGTCGAGGCCGATCTGGTCAACCTTCGTCTCCAGCCTGTCAGCCTGTTCGTTCATTGGGCCGTGGTTGTGGCGAGAGGCGGCAAGATGCGCCCCCTCATCCTCATTGTGCAAACGTAACCTGTCGGCCGCCGTCGCCAGCGCCTTCATCGTCTCGGCGTGCCTCGCGTCCTGCCGCCGCTCGTACCCTGCCATGAGGACCCACGTCGCCGCTATCGAGGTCGCTACTGCCGCTCCGTAGCGGACCCAGATCGCGAGGCTGATCTCCGACCACGTCAGGGGTGGCGTCGCGTCCGGGGCCGCGTCAACGGCCAGCGACACGGCGAGGAGCATCAGCCCCGCCGAGAGGTAGACCGGGACGCGGGCGCGCAGGCGGCAGAGGATCATCGACCGGGCTCCAGCGGCACTTCGGACAGGTAGAAGTCGAGCCAGTCGAGCGCGGCCCG